ATGAATCAAGAACAAATCACTCAAGCGCTACGCTTGACTAATAACGACCTCGTGACAAAACTGTCAGAGGAGATGACAACTAAGAATCTGTTAGCTGTACAGCTGACAGAGGCACAGCAGATTATCGCACAACTGCAAGCAGAGATTGCAGAATTGAACACGCAACTGGACGAAGCTACTAAACCAGCGGAAGAAATCATCGAAGGAGAATAATCATGACACTTGAAATTATGAAAACTACTCAACTAATCGGAAACTTAAAAATCGGTGATGAGATTGTCAAAACTTATACAGTCAATATCGATAATAAAGGCGTATCGAAGATTTTCGAAACTGTGTACAATCAAGAACTTTATGCGGCTAACCGCAAAGAGATGCGCAAGCAAGAAGCTGAGTTCCGTGAAAAACGCTACGAGGTGGAAGATGCTATCTTGGCTGAACTTGAGCCGAAGGAAGAGTAGCCTATGCCAGATCAAATCTTGCACATCATCGGAGCGGTGGCACCTACTATTGGTGTCATCGCTACTGGTGGTTTTGGCTATCTTGCAGCACGGTCTAATAATCTAAATAAGGCACAATTCGGCGAACTCAAGCAGGGTATGGAAGACATCAAGGATGATGTGTCCAACTTAAAAAAAGTCGCAGACGACAACCAAGTCAGCTTAGTCGCTGTCCAAGAGGAAATTGACACTTTGAAAAACAGCGGTAGAAGTAGCCGTCGTTATACGTTATACAAGGATTTGGACACAGCAATTGCCCGTGGTTGGACAACGCTGGAAGAACGTCGAGAGATTGCCAAGCTTTTTGATAGTTATAAAATTTTAGGCGGAAATGGTGAGATTGAAACTATGTACCAAATCTATATTCAATTGCCGATAAAGGAGGGATAAGATATGCATAAAATAAATTGGGGCGTACGCTTACGCAATAAGACATTTTGGTGGACATTGATACCGTTGATAGTACTATTGGCACAACAACTAGGTTTTAACTGGGTGCCGAAAGATTGGGAGACCACTTTTGGTACAATCATGTCTATCTTGACCGTGGTCGGGGTCATCAACGACCCGACGACAAATGGAATTGCCGATAGCGAGCAAGCACTACACTATTATGAGCCGAAGGTGGATCGATGAAGGCTCTTAAAATTATTTTTTGTGTATCGACGTTGATTATATTGGCGCCGATTGCATTTTTGCTTTTACCATTTTTGGAGGTATTAAATGACAACAGTAAATGAAGTAGTTAATTTTGCCAAAGACCTAGCCAACCGTGGTCAAGGCGTAGACTATGATGGTTGGTACGGTAAGCAGTGTGTAGACCTACCTAACTGGATCAGTGGCAAATTTTTTGGCAAAGCTCTTTGGGGCAATGCCATTGATTTGATTAAATCAGCCAAGCAACACGGATTCGAGGTGCATTATATGCCTACCTCTGAGAGTCCGCGTCCGGGAGCTATTTTCGTCAAAAACTACTGGGCAGGTGACGGTATCAACTATGGGCATACTGGTCTGATTATCGGAGTCAGTGGCAATACTGTCCAAACTATTGAGCAGAACCTAGTTGGTAATCTGTCTGTCGGTGGTCCTGCTCAGTATTCTAGTCAGCAAATCAGCAATCTTGTTGGCTGGTTTTATCCACCTTACAGCGACTCTACTACAGTGGCAACACAGGCAAGCAGTGGCAATCTTGGTAAGATTAAAGACGAGAAGGGGACAATGACCGTTAAAGTATCTTTGCTCAATGTCCGAGACAAGCCTGGTTTAGACGGTAAAGTTGTGGCAACGTACACGAATGGCGAGCAGTTTAATTATGATTCGGTCTATATTGCCGATGGATACATTTGGGTATCGTATGTTAGCCGTAGCGGTGTACGTCGCTATGTAGCAGCAGGCGAGGAGTCAAATCGACGCAATGTCGTGCCTTACGGTATTTTCAAATAAATTTTTAACCCAGCGGTCTGCTGGGCTTTTATTTGCGAAGATTTTTCTTGACAAGTTATGATAAGTTGTGAAATAATGTACGTGGTTAAGAAAATAGATGAAATTCCGTTCATCACCTCCTTTCTAACCATCTCGGCTTTATCTGTGGTGACACAGACATATAGTGAAGCGCTCTATATGGCTTGGCAGAGCTTTAAAACTGTTCCCTGGTGATAAGCCTAAGAAGCACTAAGGGGAGTTAGTGACTTGCCACCACTAATCGTTAACCTGAGCAAGGGTTGAAACTTGCTCAGCGCTTTTTTATTTTTATAATGGAGTCTTGTGTGGAATTAAGAGAACTTGTTAAAGATTATCGGAAAAATTTTGTCGGAAAATCATGCCAAGTATCCACTAATTATAGTGACTTAACAAACCTCATTGTACATTTTCAAGCGACGGATTTGCACCATCTTTTCGGTTTGCACAAAATAACAAGTGACTATGCTAGTCGGACGTTGTCGCAGATTGAAAGCGGAAAATTTAATTTGTCCGATTTTAAGAGTTTGCCAAGTTATAGAGAAGTAACTCGTAGAGTTGCCTTATACCCATTTATCGCCGAAATTTTTATGAAGCAGGCGACGGAATATTGCGTCATTAGAAAAGATTTGTCAAAGAATAGCATGAATCTTGACTTGGTTTTCTTTGAGGGAGATAATCGTAATGTAAAGGTTTTAGGCTTAAGAAGAGATAGGAGCGGATTTTATAGATTAGTTACACTCCATGAATCTTCGGCTAGAAAATATACTAGAGTTAGAAAAACAAAAATAACAGATATAGTTTGGTTGTAGCCCCTCAGCGTTTGCTGGGGGCTTTTTTGTTGCTGAATTTCAAAAAAATAGCGTTTTTTCAAAATTTGATAGAAAAATACTTACTTTTATCTCGGACGTTTTTAAAAATTGCCGTTTTGGCCGACAATGGTTGCTAGAATTGATTTCTATTTGTTCAAAACGTGCAAAACAGCAAAACCCCTCAGCGATTGCTGGGGGTGTTTTTGTTTTATATTGCCTAGTGGATTAGAATTATCCTGTATAGCGTTTTAATTGCCTGGTAGGGTAAATGCACCAGAGTGCTATAAAGTGCTTAAAAACGCAAAATAAGGACGTTTTCAGAATGGTTATGTATTAAAGTAAAAACCCTAGCGGTTTGCTAGGGTTAAAACGGTAAGTTCATCGGGTGGTATAGCGTGATATTTCCAAGTAAGTCCTGAATGTCAGTCTTGAGCGTTTCGAGGTCGTTTCGGTCGCCGTCGCTTTCGTGATAACGTGATACGATTGCTTCAAATTGCTTGGTTAGTTGTTCGTTTTCAGTTCCTTGTTTAATTTCAAGAGGGTGGTGTACACTGTCGAAGTTAGAATAATCTGCCAACTCCCACGCTGTGGAAAGAATGACTTCATCAGTCAATTCTTCGATTTCTTCACCTAGCATAATCTCAGCTAACCATGTGAAGATGAAAGTATTGTCACAGCGTCCTTTGTAGTAGTAGCGTAGGGCAGAAGCGAGACCTAAGCAGAATCCACAGTCTTCCATTTCGTTTGCGTCTGCTGGATCAAAACACTCAATAGCGGAAATAAGGGCGTCAGTTGCGTTTGCGAATGTTTTATTGAAAATTGTTACAGTCATGATATTATCCTCTTTCTATGTTTAAAATTAGCGATGGTTATAATGTTTGTCGATTAGTTTATAAATAGCGCCTTGGTCTGCAGGTGTTGGTAGTTCACTGACAAATTCAAAGCCGTTGCTACTTAACCAATCTTTGGGTACGATTTTGTAGTAGTGTGTGGTGTCCCCTCTGAAAGTTTCTGAGTAGTAAGCTACACAGTGTTTTTCTGAGTTAAAACATTTTAATGTTTCTTTGTTTGTAATCCAATCACTGACTAAAATACCTGTATTTTCAAATTGTTTAATTTTTTTATAATTTGCCATTATATTTACCTCTTTCTTTTTTTGATAAATTGAGCCGCCGTATAGACGGCTCTGTATTTGTCTATTCTGTCACCGTTTCAAACTACAAGATAGTCGCTTGTGCTAACTTGCGGTTTATATATCCGACTTTTTGCCAAATGTCGCCAACAACAAAGCCATAACAGTCTCGTTTGATATCGCTGTAAGATAACTTGGCAAATATTTCAGTCTCATTTGTTTCTTGATTCCACGCAACGCGATAGCCTTGCGAGATTAATTCTTTGATTAATTTATTGTTTGCTTTAATGTTTTCTAGATTTGTCATGTTGTATCTTCTTTCTTTTTTTGAGGTACTAAAAAAGTACCTGATGGGGTTTACTAATCAGGTACTTCATGATATACTATGTATACCTTGCTAGTACCTTGGTATTAGTATGGGGCTTGCGATAGTCTAAAACCAAACTTTGGTCGGGGAGGTTTTAGGCTATTTTTATTTTTCTATTTTCGAAACTATCCAATCCGCTACGGTCATACCGTTATTATGTGCCGATTGTTTTATTTGGTTTCTTTCTTCCTCTGTTACTCGTATATTTAGTAACTTGTTTCTTTCTCTGCCTGTTGGCGGTCGTCCTCTTGGGCGTTTCGGTTCTTGCATTTTTCTGCTCCTTATGTTATACTTATGCCAAGGGTAGAGGCTGAGAGTTTTCTCAACCTCTGAGGAATTAGAAGAAGAGTTTAATTAGCTCTAGAACAATAATGATTAAGTTAATAATTCCCGTTATTAGCTGAATCAGTTCTAAGCTGTTGAACTCTTTTTCTTTTTTCTTACGCCTACGCATAAGTTTCCTCACCCCCTTTCTACCCATGGCATCGTTCAGGGGGATTTGTTTTGTAAGCTCCTGAACTAGCTTACGAGATTATTATACGGCATAGCCGTTTAATTGTCAAGCGTTTTTGTGCAATTTTTTTAAAAAATTTTTTCAAACACTCAGAAACCGCATAAGGTCAGGGATTTTGTTGTATATCATGTGTACCTGTTTAGTTGTCAAAGGGCTGTATCAGGTACGCAAAAAGCGTACTTGACTAGACCAAGCACGCATGATACAATATTAGTATCTTGCTACTTGGTAGTAGGGTGGTTCAGCTCTTAACGTGTCAGACGCCAATCTTAGTCACGTTAGGGGCTTTTTTTATTTCTTTATGGTTTAAGTTTATCATACGCTCAAACGTATGTCAAGAGAAAAGATAATTTTTTTTAAAATTTTTTCTTTTCTTCTAAAATTAAATCTTCTAACTCTTCAAGGTCTTCTTTTGTAGCCTTGGTTCTTACGAAGTTTTTTGCTGTACTCTTTGCGCTAGTGTATAGACGTTTCTGTCTATTTTCCTCGCTTGCGTGATAGTAGCGTTTATTCGCTTCATTCTGTTGGGCTTGCGTTGCGTATCCCTTACGCTTTTTTTCTTGCATTTCGTTACCTCCTTTGTTATACTATTATCAAGGGTAGGGAAAGCCTCACGGCTTGCCCTGAAAAAAACTTAGGCGAAGAGCTTGAAAACAAACTCAAGGACGATACAGATAATCGGAGCGACTGCAATCGCTAAGCTTATCCGTTCAGAGCGTTTCAGCTCTTTTTCTTTTTCTAAACGTTTCCGTCTAGACAAATGTTTAGCCAT